AATAGTCTTGGCTCGGCTGAGTCTCCTATTATTAGAGTATCACTCTTAGCGTGTCTACCTAACTCGTAGGCTATATCTGAAGTAGTTAAGCCTGTCTTATATAACACCTCTTTCAAGTATATCTCTTTGCTCTTCTTATTAATAGAAACCAAACAGGCGGCTGTAGGGTCATTACTGAATCCAAAGTCTAAGGATATACCGTAGTAGTCTCCGTTAGAGTCAAAGTCTTTTACCTGCCAATTACTAAAGATAACACCCTCTGCGACAGAACGCCAACCTCCGAGAATCTGAGCCTTATACTCCTCAGGTCGCTCTGTTTTCATTCTCTCTACGTTAGCTAAGAAGGTAGCGTCTAAGTGCTTCTCATTGTCTTTATATGAGGTATGTATATAGGTAGTATCTTCTATAGTAGTATTCTCCCCTCCTTGTAGGTCTCTACTCTCAAAGAATCTCTTGTATATCCAATGTGCTTTAGTAGCAGGATTCATTACCATTATTACTCTGTTCTGTGCATCCTTAGAACGTACTGAAAGGTCAATCTTATCGAATAGTAAAGGGTCAGGCATCTCTTCTGCCTCATCTAGTATCCAAGTGCTTATGCCATTAAGCGACTTGAGTGCTGCCGTCTGATTCCCACTCCCTGTCTTTAGCCCTCTAAAGTATATCTTATTACCTGATATCTTATTGGTTATATCTGTCTTGTTAACTAAGAAGTCGTTACTTAAGCCTAGTATATCAATCTTCTCTGTCATCTCAGGAATAATAGAAGTACTCGCTGAGGTCATTGTGTATCTAGTGAATAGTATATTGTGGTTATTCTCATAACTTAACAGCAATAGAAAAGAGGCCACACTAAAGGACTTAGAGCTACCTCTACCACCTGTTATGATATAGTACCTTGAGTAGTCGTTAAACAAAGGTCTATACTTAGGGCTTAATTTTATTAAAGGGTTTTCAATCATATCTATTCGTCATCAAAACCTATGAGGCCTCTTAGTCTAATGTTGTGGTCTACTGTAGCCGTTGTGTTGAGGTCTATTTCTTGCTTAGGGAGTCCCGCTCTGTACTTTAAGAATAACTCTATAGCTCTTTGGTCTCCTGATTCAATGCGTTCTAATAGCTTCTGTATTACTACATTGACGTCTATATTTTCGTCTAGTATTTGTCTTATATTTATTACTTCTCCGTTAGAAGGTCTGCCGCTATTTGGTCTTACGCCTCCCCAATTATCTGAGCCTTGAGCTCCGTCTTGTTTGCTTTTACCTGCCATCTTGGTTTATGTTGGTTTTTAGGTCTTTATTTAAAAACAGCCTAATTAACAGGGCGTTATCAACTTAGCCATAAACTCAGGTAGTACATAACTATACTTTGTTATCTTAGCGTTTCTACTGAAGTCTGTCGTCATAGGGCACGTAAAAGCTCTTACAGTCATATTAACGATAGTTTCTATATTCTTAGATATGTTATATACCCATACGCCTTTGTCGTCTGTTACAACGTATAAAAAGTCTTTGCCTTTAATCTGTGCCTTCTGATAGTTAACAAATAGCTTAGAGGCTTCTAGGAGCTTCTCAGAATAGTATACCCTCCTGTTTTTTATCTCTACGATATAGTTGTTATCTTCTGCGTCATAACTACTGAAACCCCCTGAGCATAATCTCAAGGTAGTCTCAGCTCTGTTATTCAATACATCTATTGTGCTCTGTTCTGTCATATTCCAAATATCTTTAATTTAGTTTCTAAGTCCTTAACTTTAGCTTCTGCTACCTCTAAGGCTTCTTCTGCTTTACGTGCTCTCAGGACAGCTCTATTGCGTCCCTCTCGTGCTTCTGAGATTAATCTATTAAACCCATAGTCTCTAAGCTCTAGGTTATTGATATAAACAAACGTTCTAAGGAATGAGTTATATATACCTAGTAGCTCTTTGTTATCAGGCTTAGACTCTAGCCACTTACCTAGTATCTCTGTTATCTCTGTAGTGTCTGCACACTTCTGTAAAAATTCTATTGTTGGCGGTTGCATCATATCTTTATTGGTTATCTTCGTAATAGTGTCCTATTCTACAGTTAAAGTTATCTCTGTTTAGCCATACTGATATAGCCTGTCTCATTCCTTCGGCAACTGAGAACTCATTAGCTTCGGCTGCTTCGTATTCCATCTCTATAGCTATCTCCAACTCTACTCCTAAGGATAGGGCGTAAAGGGTAGCCTCATAATTCATATCTATTTGCTCTTTGTTTAAAATCATAACGTTCCTTCTTTGTGGTATTGTGATAGGTCTATTAGTTCGTCAACAAAAAATGCTTTGTATATTGCTATAGCTGCCTCTAGTTTTATCTTACCTGTCTCTAGTGTTTGCTGTGAGGCTTTAAACACTCCTATATCTGTAGTAGTTTTATCTATTACTAACCAATAGAAGTCAGGTACATTGTATAGCTGAGTATATAGGTAAGCCTGTAGGTCATAGTCATATTTGGATATAGTAAATTTAAACTGATTTACTACGTCTCCGTTCTTTAGCTCTACGTCCTTTAAGCCGTCATTAGTTGTCTTAACATCTGCTACGTATTCTCCCTCTTTGAATATATCCGCCTTACCTCTTACTGCTAGGCCATCTACCTCCACTAGAGCAGGCTCCTCAGTCTTAGCTCCTTTCATAAAAGATACACAAGCGTCATTCTGTAAGAAGGCCGCAGCTATTCTAGAGGCCATATACTTTTCTTTAAGTGTATAGGTACTCTCAGTTCCGTTTTGCTCTTTAGCTAGTTTCCACTTAGTAGTGTTTTTACTAGATGTATCTACAAAGGTAAATTGTCCGTACTTCTCAGGCTCTAGTATCTCAGTATGTACGAGGCGGCCATCTCTTAGAGCTTGTGTCTCTGTCATCCCTTTACGCTTCATAAAACTAAACCACTTCGGGCTTTTTAGTAACCATTTCATAGTGCTATAAGATAAAACCCTATCCAAATTAAGATATTTGTAATAGTATTCGTCATTATACATATTAGCTAAAGCCTCTTCTAGCTCTAGTTGTTCGTGGTTCAATAGTGTTACTTTCATATTTATTTGATTTTATACATTGTTTTATTAATTCCGTTATATCCTGCCTTGTGCATATAGGCCTCAGCATCTAGAGCCTCTCTCTTAGTCTTAAATGTTGCCACTGACTCCCAACCAACAACTATCTTATTTCTGTTTCGATGGTCTCTTACCCTCCCTTTAGGTCTACAGCTTACTCCTATGTAATGCTCTTCAGGTAAATAATATAATGTGTAGTAGCTATCCTTTTTAGACTCGTAGTACACTTTTTTTACAGCTCTTAAACATACTTTGCAGTCAGGTCTTAACCCGTCTTTCTTAGTAATGTCTTTATTGAATGAACTAAGGTCTTTGTCTGTCTTACATTTGCTACACACTTTCATATCTATTGTAATTGGTTGTTAAATAAGTCTAACTCTTCTAGTGACGTGTTGAGGTCAGCTTCTATATCTAGGAATCTGTCGCAGTTTAAATAATCGTCTTGTGTGTCTATTGCGTTGTAAATGTTTGTGTAGTTCATCTTAGTTTTTGTTTAGGTATAATGATAAATTTTGTTCTGCCTGTTCTAATACGTTACAAGCATCTAGGCTTAGCTTGTCGTTCTCTTCTGTTTGGTCTTCATAGTAATTAGCTGAAAGTATTCTAGCCTCTACCTGAGCGATGTTTCTTAATAGTTGTAATGTGATTAATTTGTTCATAGTTATAGTATTTAGTGATTAATGTTTTTGTAAAGGTAATTATGATTATTGGTTAAAAAAAGCTTTTTGCTAATTATTTTTAAATTAATTTCTTATTGACTGATTACTAGATACTTGCATAGCTAAATATTTTACCATCTGTGGATAGTCCACCCTCTTCGTGCATTGCTAACCTCTTAAATTCTCTCTTGGCCTTTAAGTCTGTTTCTCTTTGTGCTTTGTCTCTCTTTAGTATAGCCTTCTCTATATTTACAAATGACTTTAATTGGTTATCTATAAAGTATTGTATTCTACTTTCAGGTAAGCCTGTCAGTAACTCATTAATGGTGTCATCTGAGGTCAATCTAGATAGTTTAGCTCTTAGTTCTGCGTTCTGCTTTATTAGATTAGCGTTACGCATCTCATAAGCCTCTAGGAGCGTCTCTGTGGCATTTTCACACTCTTTTATATCTAAGTTACCTATAACGTCTCTTACTGCGTTGTATTTAGCTCTAAAGGCTGAATCATATTGCACGTCCTGTTCGAACTTTTTAAGTGAGTGCATTACTGTAGCGTGGTCTCTCTCTAAAAACTTACCTATTGCTTGTAGCGTTTGTTTATTCTCTCTAGCAAATTTATAGAATATCATTCTAGCTTGTACATACTCTACCTGTCTAGTTCTTAGTACTACGTCACAGCTAGTGACTGCCTCTACAGCTTCTCTAATTACCTGTAGCATCTTTGTATCTGTCTTTTGTTTTGGTTTCATATTATTGTAAGTCTTCTTTAGTTGGTGTCTCGAAGTGTATCTCAGCGTCCGCAGGATAGTCTTGTAAGATTGCCTCACAGGCTTTGTCTTGTGATAGGTCTGTTACCATTGTGTTAATTAAATATCTGTTGTTATTTACTACTAGTATCGTGTACATATTGTTTGTTTTTGATTATGGTACAAATATACAGGTCTTTTCTAGTTAAAAAAAGCTTTTTTACAATTATTTTTAAAAAAAAAGCCCTACATCTCTGTAAGGCCTAATTTCACTAGGGTTAATTTAAAAAAAAACTTTTAATAATCATAATCGCAATCATATTCTACACACATCCACTCTGTAGAGCCGTCACTATAGGTGTAAGTATAGCAATCTTCACAGGGGGCAGGCTCACAAGATGTAAAAAATACAGCTCCTAGAGCTAACGTGCATATTACTACTAATCTTAGTATTACTGAAAATACCTTCTCTTCTTTTTTCAATTCGTTCATAATTTTTATTTTTAATGGTTATTAGTTAAATGTCTCTCTAGAGCTGCTAAAGCCCTCCAAGCAACTTTTGCTAGGTGTAATTGTCCGTCATTGTCTAACGGGTTAATACTATGGTCTATAAGGTGTCTAGTCAAAGCGTCTAGCTCATCTTTAGATTTGTTCATATCCCAATGTAAAGGGGTGTTAGGGTGGTGTTGGTCATTACCTGCCTGTGAACACTTAGATACTTCTTTAAGTGCGTTAGGAAAATATTTTAGAACTCCTGAAAATACAGGGGTTGCCTTACGTTCTTTTGCTGTGTCTTGATTACCGAATGGTGGATTGTCTACCATCTCAGCAACGTCATTTGATACGCTTTGGTAAAACCTCGAGCAGCTCCCGAGGTTATCACCTTTACACGTACAATTTAAACACTGCATTACAATACCATTAGCTCATTTACTGCGGTCTTACCTCCTAGAACTACAGCACAACCAATAGCGGGCTTTTTACCTGCCTTAGAGTAAGCAAAGGCGTATTTATCGTGGTCTATACCACAGCCTACTTGACAGCCGAATATCCTAGACTTAGCACCTACAAAGTACTCACTATAAGCCTGAGTGTGTAAGTGACCTTGAACCGTACTCCTCATATCTGCTCTAGCTTTAGTCTTAGCAGTTCCTGCTTCTCCGTGGATATATAAAACGTCATCAATCTCTACACTAGTTACAAATTTCCAATTTGGCGTATTAAGTACCTCTGAGTATTCTTTTACCCATTGCTTAGGAACTCCACCTGATTGAGCCTTACGCATTATAATTCTATCGTGGTTTCCTACAGTAACGTGAGCGTCAGGCCACCTTTGATACCACCTAGCAAGCCTATCTATAGCTAGCTGCAGCTCTTCTCCACCTCCCATACCATTCGCATCTGTCTCGTGATATGAGCTATAATGGTTATCTATTACGTCTCCAATAAATACTACCTGATTGCAGTTATATCTCTCATATACTTCTATACAATGGTCAAAATACCCGTCTAGGTCGAATGGTGCGTGTAAATCGCCTATCACCAACACCCTAGACTCTTTGTTATTAAAGAACTCAAAGGAGGCTAATTTTGCTCCATTTAGTCTTGGTCTAACGTCTGCTTTCTTACTTTTCTTTTTACTCATAATTTAAGGGTTTTTATGGTTTTTATTTTTGGTAGTTAATTTTAGGCTTCTTAGCCTTTTCTATTTCTTTTGCTTCAATGATGTTAGCCACGTGGAGCAGCTCAGAGGCTAACCTCTTATACTGCTCGGGCTCTTCTTCGTCTTTACCTACACTATGTAACCATTGTAGCTTTGTAGCTAGTTGGTCAGCTAAATTCGTTAGCGTAGCTATATTCATTTTTCTCAGCTTGTTACTCGTTAGCTCTGTCATATATCTTCTGTAATTCGTTAATCATTCCTAAGATACAAGGGCCACAATTAGACACTTTACGCTTAGATTTAAATACGTGATTGTAAATTTCTATAAG